TCCGCCACGTGAAACAGAACAAATACAAGAAAAAACTCAAACAAACACAACTGTAGATTATTTAGATTTTAATGATTTAAATATTGATTTTTTAGCAGAGGATTTTTTAGAAAATGATGTTAATTTAGAATTTACAGAGTTAGACATAAACTATCTTGACGTAAACTTTTTAGAAGATCTATTAAAAATTATAGATGCACTAGAAGTTGCAGAAGAAGATGAATCTTTAAACCAAGTAGCTACTGCTATAAAAATAACAGGTACAACACTAGGTCAAGACAAAGAAACACAAATAACTACATTAATTACAGGTCAATTGATTAGTTTGCGTAGATCTGTCAGTGATACTTTTAGATTAGACTTAGATGGTTCTAGTTCTTATACTCTATATTTAACTCAAGGTGGAGTAGAAAACATAATTAAAATCAATGGCGGTTCTTCTAATACTATAACTATAAACCAAGGCAATTAATGAAACGTTTGTTTTTGCCAGTTATATTATTTTTGTTTAGTATTCCTTTAGTTTTGCAACTCACACCGTTAGAAGTGCTAAAACTTAAAACTTTTGATGCATTAGTTATTGATCAAAAACCGTCTGGCTATTTTACGATTCTTAACATTACTGAAGAGGACATAGCCAATGAGGGTGGATATCCTTTATCACGACAAACCCTAGCTCAAATACAAATTAATTTGTTAAGAAAAGGTGCGATAGGTGTCGGTTGGGTTTTCGCTTTTCCTCAACCAGATAGATTTGGTGGTGATTTTGAATTTACAGAAGCGTTGAGATTTGCTCCTAGTGTTTTAGCTATGTATGAAAATAATACAGACTCGTACCCTCCGACAACAGGAACAGTCATTTTAGGCGAGGATATAGGAGGGATACAGTCACAAGGTGTTGTAGAAAATATAGATATACTTAAACATAATGCAAGTCAAGGACTAGCTGTTGCTAGAACAGACGTAGATAATTTAATTCGTAGACTACCTTTATTGATGCGTACACCAGAAGGTTGGGTGCCAGCTTATGGTACAGAAGTATTAAAAATACTAGCTGGTGCAGATACATATGTTATAAAAACAAATCAAAACGGATTAGAAGAAATACGTGTAAAAGGCATACCTCCTGTTTCTGTTGATTCTTATGGTAGGAAGTGGGTTAGCTGGGTAGACACACCTCAGACAGATTTAGCTGAAATGAATGTTGAAAATAAATTTGTTTTCGTAGGGTTTACAGCTAAAGGGATTATGCCTCAACTTGCGACCCCAGTTGGTTTGTTAGAACCACATAAAATACAAGCAGCACTTGCTGAGTCTATATTGATAGAAAACAGTCCACGGATACCAGATTATTCTTTAGCTGTAGAGCTAAGCACACTATTAATAACTGTGTGTTTAATATGGTTTATAGTCCTTAATATGGGTATAACCTCAGGTATTTTATTAAGTACGTCCATATCGCTCCTAACAGTCCTCTGTGGGCTTTATACGATACGTAAAGGTATCCTTATTGATGTCACTTGGTCTTTAATATCACAAATATTAACAGCAAGTATAGGTTTTTATTTAAATTTTCGTACTCAATTTAAACTTCGACAGCAAATTAAAAAACAATTTGAACACTACCTTGATCCAGCACAAGTTAAAAAACTGCAAGATAACCCTGAATTATTAAAACTAGGTGGTGAAAAAAGATACTGTACTTTTTTATTTACAGATGTACGTGGTTTTACTGCTTTGTCAGAAACACTAGAACCAGAAGAAGTAACTAAAATTATGAATCAAGCTCTTACTATACAACAACAAGCAGTACAAAAGCACGGTGGAATGGTGGATAAGTACATTGGCGATGCAATGATGGCTATATTTAATGCTCCTTTAGATTTAGAAAACCATGAAAATAAAGCTGTGCTTGCAGCAATAGACATACAAAAGAATATAAAAGAAGCAGATATAGATGTAGCCATAGGTGTGGGTGTTAATACTGGCCATGCTGTTATAGGTAATATGGGCAGTGAGCAAAGGTTTGATTACACAGCTATAGGAGACGCAGTAAACATAGCAGCAAGGTTAGAAAGTGCAACTAAAGAGGTTGGCGAAGATATACTAATAGGTGAGAATACTAAAAAAAGTTGTGGAATTAAGTTAAACTTACTAAAGCCTATACAAGTAAAAGGTAAAAGCAAAGCATTAGAGATATTTACAGTTTAGATATGAGCAAAATTTTATTAGGTGTGATTGGAATACTTTTGATAATTGGATATTTTTTATGGAACGAGAATGCAAAACTATCTGCCTTAAACCAAGCTTTTGAGTTAAGAGATCAAGAGCAAAAAGCTGCAATAGAATCTTTACAAAATGATTTTAAGCTACAAACTGAAGGTTTGTTAAATATACAGTCAAGAAATCAAGAAATAGAAGCTGAAATGAACAGGTATCTTGATATATTTAAAAGACATGATTTAACTAAACTTGCAGCAGCAAAACCTGGATTATTAGAACCAAGAGTAAACAAAGGAACTAAAAATGTATTTGACAGTATTGAAGAAGATAGTCGTAGCATTGACGATCTTGATGATGGTCTCCAGCTGCAGTCTAATCCCTAGCAGACAACAAGTAGATATTATCACTAAACCTATAGAAAGGCAGATTGTACAACCAATCATGCCTAGAGAAATAGATTTAAAAGAACCATATTGGTATGTAGTATCAGATAAAAACGTAGATGAATTTATAGCTAGAGTAGAAGAACAACACGGTCAATTAGTGTTTGTAGCAATGTCTATACCAGATTACGAAATAATGGCATACAACATGCAAGAACTGAAACGGTATATAAATGAGCTAAAAGAAGTAGTAGTATATTACAGAAAAGTAACTGTTCCAGTTAAGGAGGGAGAATGAATATTTCAAAAGAGGGCACTGCATTAATTAAAAAATTTGAGGGCTGTGAATTAGAAGCATATCAAGATTCTGTAGGTGTTTGGACTATAGGATATGGACATACTAAAGGAGTTAAAGAAGGAGACAAAATAAACCAAGATGAAGCAGAACATTTACTAGAAGAAGAGATGCCTGAATACGAAGGATATATTAATACTTTTGTAGAAGTTCCTTTGAAACAAAATCAATTTGATGCTTTAGTTTGTTGGGTTTATAATCTTGGACCAACAAATTTAAAAGAATCTACTTTATTAGCGTGTCTCAATGCTGGAAAATATGATGATATTCCTGCTCAGATAAAACGTTGGAATAAAGCTGGTGGTAAAGTTTTACAAGGTTTAATTAGAAGAAGAGAAGCAGAAGCTCTTTTATTTCAAGGGAAAGATTGGTATGAGGTATAGCCATGGCATTAAACAAATTTATATTTAGACCTGGAATTAATAGAGAAGGAACTGATTACGATAACGAGGGTGGTTGGTTTGATGCTAACCTTATACGTTTTAGAAACGGTAGAGTACAAAAAATTGGTGGCTGGGTAAAAGATACATTACAAACATATTTAGGTAAAGCCAGAGCACTTCATGCATGGGTTGCTTTAGATGGTAGTAAATATTTAGGAGTAGGCACAACTTTAAAATACTACATCAAAGAAGGTGCAAACTTTAACGATGTCACACCTATCAGGAGCACAACTTCAGCAGGAGACGTAACATTTTCTGCAACTAATGGAGATGCAACTATTACTGTAACTGACACAGACCACGGAGCAGTACAAAATGATTTTGTTACTTTTAGTGGTGCTTCTAGTTTAGGTGGTAATATTACTGCTGCTGTTTTAAATCAAGAATATCAAATCGCTACTATAACAGCTACAAATACTTACACAATAGAAGCAAAAGACACATCAGGAGTTACAGTTACAGCAAACTCTAGTGATAGTGGTAATGGTGGTAGTTCTGTAGTTGGAGCTTATCAAATAAACGTAGGTCTTGATAATTATGTATCTTCTACAGGTTGGGGAGCAGGACTTTGGGGAGCAGGAACGTGGGGGTCTTCTACTGCTCTTAGTTCAACAAATCAATTAAGGCTTTGGACACATGATAATTTTGGTCAAAATTTAATAATTAACCCACGTGCTGCTGGAATATATAGATGGTTGCAAAGTGGTGGTCTTACTACAAGAGCTGTTGAGTTGTCTGGAATTACTGGAGCTAACTTAGTGCCAACTGTTGGTTTACAAACCATAACATCAGAAAAAGATAGGCATTTAATAGTTTTAGGAGCAGACCCCATTAGTAATTCTGCAAGAACAGGAAGCGTAGATCCTATGTTAATTGCTTTTAGTGATCAAGAGAATGAATTAGATTTTGAGCCAAGAAGCACTAATACTGCAGGATCTTTAAGATTGTCTTCTGGCAGTAGTATCATCGGTGCTGTAAAATCTAGACAGGAAATATTGGTGTGGACAGACACAGCTTTATATAGTATGCAATTTATTGGACCACCTTTCACTTTCGGTATAAATTTAATTAATGAAACAACAGGCTTAATTGCACCTAAAGCAGCAGTTACTGCACCTAGTGGTGTGTTTTGGATGGGGTATGATAATTTTTATGTGTATACAGGAGCAGTAAAAAAATTACCGTGCAGTGTGTTGAGTTATGTGTTTGATGATTTTAACTCAAACCAACGTTTTAAAACTCATGCATTTACAAATACGCAATATGATGAAGTAGGTTGGTATTATTGTTCAAGTAGTTCTACAGAAATTGATAGATATGTATCCTATAATTATGCAGAAAATGTTTGGGCATACGGACAACTTAGAAGATATGCTTGGTTAGACTCTGGTGTAGAACCTTACCCTAGAGCTACAGAAAACTCTTACTTGTACGAACACGAAACAGGGTACGACGCAGACGGTAGCCCTATGACAAATGTTTTTGTAGAATCAAGTGACTTTGACATAGGCGATGGTGAGCAGTTTGCTTTTATAAATAAAATGATTCCTGACATACGTTTTTTAAGTAATAGTGATGGCGGTCAAGTAAATGTAGTTTTAAAAACACGTAATTTTCCTGGAGACACATTAACAACAAACAGCACTTCTGCTATTAGTAGTACCACTCAACAGTCTCACGTAAGAGCAAGAGCAAGACAAGCAGTAGTAAGAGTAGAATCAGATGACGATAATACTGCTGCAAACACAGCAACAGGTTGGAGATTAGGAGCAACACGTTTAGATGTAAGGACTGACGGTAGACGATGAGTAGGTTGTTAGTCACTAGACTACCTTTAGAGATGGAAGAGGTAGTCAGCCCAGAAACCTATAATCGACTCGTTAGGATATTAGAAATTAATTTAGGTGAGTTTGATCCAGATAACATACGTCAAATAGACGATGCGAGTAAAAATCAAGGAAAGTTTAATCCAGGAAGTATAGTCTGGAACACGAACAATGAATCATTGGAGGTTTATAGCGGTAATGAGTGGATAACTATTACTACACCTAAAATAAATAAAGGTTTATCTGCTACTGGTTCAGTAGGAGAAGTAACATTAAAAATAGCAGGTGCTACAAGCATTTCATTATGATATATACAACGTTGTTCAAATTAGTTATTATTATCTAAATCAGGAGTTAAATAAAAGGCTATGCAGACCACAGGGCTAGAAAGTTTAGAAAGTTTAGCAGACGCACGTTATGAGTTAGCTATGCATGGTCGCTACGGAGACACAACTATAGGTCACCTCACTCCTGGAGAAATGGTCTTACCTAGA